TTTGAATCACCCAAGTCTTACTGACTGTGTTCGGTGCGAGAGTAACTGTATTGGTTGCGGTGATTGATCCTGTCAGCGTTAGAGCAAAGGCTCTGGCTGCATCGGCAGTACCATCTGCCATTGTAATTGTGTGAGAAGTACCTGTAATGGCTTCTGAGCCAGAACCCCATGCTTCTCCAATTAATTCTAAATTTGTATTGGTACTCGTTCCCCAAGTACCCGACTCATCGCCTGTGGCGATTTCTTTAAGTCTTAAATCATTTACATAAGTTGCCATTTATTCGATCCTCCAATCTTTCTTGATTATAGCTTTTATATTTTTTGTTTTCCAATATCTATGCCACTTCCTTCCAATTTGGTGTTTGAGAGTCGTCTATCTCTGACCAACCAGGTGTTTGAGAATCATCGATTGCGGTCCATTCAGCATCTTGTCCCGGAACAACATTCCCCCAAACAAGGAGTTGACTGATTTGGCCTGTTCCTTCTACTCCTGTAATTGAAACACTTATAGTTATAACAGCGCTTACTTCACCAACCTGTCCTGTTCCTGCTAATCCCGTAAGCGAGATAATGTTTTCAGTGTATATCGTTAGGCTGCCTAACGCTGAAGTTCCCGCTAATCCAGTCGGATAAACATTGGCATCGGCTGTAACGGTTTCATCGCCCTGGGAAACTGTGGAGGCTGTGCCACTAACGCCTACAAGAGCTACACCATTTGCAACAACTGTGCCTATTGCACCAGTACCAGCTACTCCTGTTTCGGTTACATTCGCATCTCCGCTAACGGTTTCAGTACCTAAAGCGGTGGTTCCCGCTAATCCTGTAACAGATATGTTTGCAACGCCTGTAGCAGTTAAACTACCTACTGCGCCTGTGCTTGCTACCCCTGTTTCACTAACATTAGCTTGCCCTGTTACGGTTAATGAGCTAACTGCACCTGTTCCAGCTACTCCTGTTTCTGTAACATTTGCTACACCCGTTACAGTTAAACTGCCAATACTACCTGTAGCACCAACTCCTGTCTCTGCTACATTAGCATCACAAGTAACAGTTTCTGTTCCTAACGCAGTAGTGCCTGCAAGCCCCGTAAGGCTTACAGTCATATTGTGAGGCTGACCCCATGCGCCAGAACCCCACGTGGAACGACCCCAACCGACAGCCATTAGCTGTCCTTACGCTATTCTAATAACAGCGTTACTTGCGTCTGCAGTTGGGAAAGATATTGTAAAACTACCTGCTGTGCTTGTTTTGTCTCCACCGAAATCAAAGACTGCAACAGATGGATCACCTGTAGCTGTGTCATTGAAAATCATGCAGCCTCTTGCAGTAATTGTGCAAGTACCAAAAGTCAAATCAGCAAAATCAGTAAATGCAGTTGTTCCTGATGTACTAGGATCAACTCTAGTCAAACTTCCGCCTTTAGCGGTGTAGTTTGTACCTGTTGCTTCTTGGCTTGTGGTATAGGCTGTTGTGGAAGCACTCATAGTAGCTGAACTCGTATATAGGGCTAAATTGAAGGTATTACCTCCAGAATTTTTAAAATTATGCACTCCTTCTAATAATTCTTGTTTAAATGAAGTACACATTGCCTGTGTTATAGCCATTATAGCCTCCTAATAATTTCCGCAAGGTCTTTATGTCCTTGCGCCTCTAGTTGATTACCTATTGTACACATATGATTTTTAATTGCCTCACGCATGTAATAAGTAATAATGTTTTGACACGAATTTTTAAAAGCATGTGCCTGCGCTTTAATTGGGCCAGGTGCAGTATCTGCAACTGAAACAAGTTTGTTTGTAGCCATTTCAGCGACTTCTTCTACTGTATGGCCTCTATTTTCAGTGGTTTTTACACCTAAAGCACCAATAGAGAGTGTAAAAGAATCTGTCTCCATTTCAATATTTCTTTACTTTTTTAGATTTTTTAGAAGATTTTTTCTTCATATCGTAATCGCCACGAGAAGTTTTAGTTTCTCCTCTCATGTATCGCTTTCTTTCTGTTGTCCCTGGCATCTTTTCCTCAATATTGATTGGGTTCCGGGGGCGTAAGACCGTTCGTTTTTGAAACCCTTATAGGGTCTTGCCTTCCTGAAACACCAACAAGCTTTTCATTGTTTTCTTCTATATTAGAAAAATTAGTTGTTTTTAAGTCTCCATCTTTTAAATAAACCACAGGTGGATCTTGCAATCTGTGGTATCCGTAAAGTTTTTCTTTTTCAGAAACATTAGTATCTAACATAGGAGAAGTTGCCGCAATAGAAACATCGATTCCTTTGCTCATACATTTTGCTAACCAAAACTCACAACACCCTCTTCCCAGTTCTCCAAAATGAATATTGGTGCTGTAACTAAAATCAGCTCCATACATACTGACTTTTCCTACCTCATTAAATGCTGCAAAAGCAATAGCGTAAGCAATGGTGTTATTAAGGTATCCGCACCCCATTTTCTCAACCACCTCATCTAAAGGAAACAATTCAATGGCCGGGACTCTGCTATCAAACTCACAAGAATATATTGGGATGTCTAAATTGGAAAGCGTTCTTCTCATTACTTTCGTTTGTGGTCCGGCATCGAACGTATCAAAAAAACGAGAAGCGGGGTCCATCATAAACACGCGGTCACACTTGACAACCGCACACATGGAATTAATCGCCCAGACCTCGTCGTATTCCTTGCTGTGACTAATCGACATGTGATAATCAAGTTGGCTTTTTCCCATTGCTACAATTGCAATATTCTTTCCTTTCAAGTCTTTAATCATCGAATCGCTCTGGTCTTGTCATATCTCATTTCTTCTTTGGTGTTTTTGCCTTCTGCCCATATTTTAAATTGCATCATTTCTTTATCGTAATTTTGTTTGTAGGTGCCAATTTCTGCTTGATCTAATTTCATGAATAACGCAGCCTGAAGTAAAGATCCTGCCAATAACACATTAGGCGCATTGGTGGATAAATAGGTGGTTCCATCTGAAGCCCCCGCCGTTAAAGAAGTAGGTCTGTAAAAGTAATGCAATTCAAATGTATAGTTTGCATCGGGCGTTGGCGCTAAAATAAATGAATCATTATCAAATTCTCCGTAATATACAGGCTCACCTGTGGTTGATGCATTGGGAGTGTAATCTCTAATAAAAGACGGATGTTTTAATAATAGATAAGTGTAAACACTGGAGTTAATTACCGCTAGGCTAAATGGCGCTAAAAAGTCTGTAGGCATTGACAAATAAGCGTTTCCAGATGCCGCTGTTCCTGTGACATTTTTTCTAAAATAGTTCAGTTCAACATTTTTTAAAATGTCTTCTTCGGTTACTTTTATAAAATTATCCAAGTTATTGGTAAATGTCGTTTCGTCATTTTCCATGTAATCCTGGACCGCTGTTTTTAATGTTGCATAAGTAAAAGCCATTATGAGCCTCCTGCTGTTATGGTACCAATTTCTCCGGTTGCTTCAAGACCCTCAAATTCTGTGCCAATGGGATCATCGGTCGTTGTCATGCCCCCAGTGCCTAAATAAACCCCTTTAGAATCAAACTCTGAAATCTTATTGGTAGTGACCACGCCCAACCCTGCTGTCTGGGTAACAGTATCTGGTCTTGGGTCGTACAATGCTTGAGGATCCGCTACATGAGGCAATGGATCTAATTGCGGGCTTTTGGGTTCAAAACATTCCGGACATGTTTTTAGATTATTCCACTCCTTTTGTAATTCACCTAAAGGATATTTAAACCCACATCGATCACAAATTCCGTATGCGTATTTGCCTGAAGCATAAGCCATCTTTAATATCCATAAGAACGCATGTTTGGTTTTACCATCAAAGATGCACGACTTTCATCTTGAGCCAATGCTCTTGCGAACTCGTCTTCATACATCATTTTTAATGAATCCATCCTTTCTGGCGCTCTTTTTTGAGATATATAATATGCAAGCCCAGCAACCAAGCATGGGTAAAACCGAAATGGAACCTGGACATCATTTACTGAAGCATCTGCATCTTCAATTCTTAAAATTTGATTCATTTTAATAATATCAGAACTGTTTTCGGGCGATGGCCAAAGATATATCTTAGGCGTTTCTTGTTTATCTATAAAATACTGAGTAGGCCTCGCTTTATTTGCTTTGTTTGGAATGTTCCAATATTCAGATCGACCTATCTGATTCATTTGATAATCAGTGGTTACTCCACTTTCGGTTCTTCTTAGAACAACATCAAGAACATCTGCAACATAATTGTTTAAACTGTAAGACTCAGTGCCTTCAGTTAATGTCTGACTGACATTATTGATTGTCCACTGGTTTAGTCCTCTGTTTGCCCAATCTGCAAAAAGAATATTTAACGAACGGCGGGCTGTTCTTGCGTCATAAGCAGTACGCATTTCCAACCCACATCGTTCGTAGGCTTCTTCGATCCATTCAGCAACATTAGGCTGAAAGTCTCTTGATCCAGAAGTAGCCATTCTTATTAGTAGTTCTTAATGAACTCACACCAAACGGTGTATTCATTCCCGGCATCAGCCGTTGATGGAATAACTAAAAGAACATCGCCCGAATAACCAGTTGCTGCTGTATTTGTTAGACCTCCAAAATCACTAAAATCAAACGAATTGTCGTAAGACAATGTTAGAAAAGTAACGTCAGTGTCTGCATCCCAATCAAGGGAGGCTGGAGCATCTGGAGCACCACTGCATGTGTACCATATCTTATTTAAAGTAACGGTTGAACAAGCGGTTCCGTCTGGGCTTGTGTTTAGTCCTGAAACATCAGCTAAAGTTGTGCTACTGCCACTTCCATCAGAGTAAACTGAACAATAGACAATGAGCTTTTTCTGTCCATCAAATTGCTTAGTGGGACCTGTAACTGTATCAGCCATGGTTCACCTCCTTATGCGTCAGCGAATGGTGTTACTAAAGTTCCTGAACCAAGTAGCTGTGCCGCAACATGGTATTTAGCGCTTGCCATTGCAGTAATAACTACAATGCTTCCTGCCAAACCGCCTTTAGTTGTGCCGTTTTGTGTAAAGGTGTCATTAGATGCGCCAGAGATAAAAGTCT